GTTCTTCCAACTGGAATTTAAGCTGATTCTCTTGTGCTTGGTATTCTTGTTTAGCTTTTTCAAGCTGCATCTGACCTTGTAACTTAGCTTGTTCAACCTGGGCTTGCATCTGAATCTGTTGCATCTTGGATTGATTGTCCATTTGCGCTTTTTGAATTTCAGGAGGAGGCGGTTTAGGTTGTCCTTGTGATTTTTGTGCGGTTACACGCAACTTATCAGCAGTTTCGTCAATAATGCCTTCTAATTGCTTACCGGCTTTAAACGCAGTTACACCAAATTTAAGCATTTCAAGCGCCATAGGTGCTAATTCAGGCGTATTTTGTACCATTGGTACTGCTTGTGACATAAATCCACCTACAGCTTGCAAAAATGCCATTCTATCGGCTTTTTCTTGCTGCTCATCTTGGTAAATCATTGAATCAGAAGTCACTTCAATACGGAAGTTCTTGCTGGCTTCGTTTCTTAACAATTCAATAGCTTGCGGAATCAGTTGTTTATCTTCATCTGACAACTGCATAGCGCCAGAAATCTTAACAAGCGTTTCATCAGTAAAGTGATTGCAGATAATCTGCGCTTTGATAGATAGTAGGCTAGTAGCAAAGTCTACGACTGCGTGTTGCTGAGTCTTTAAGCGACCAGCAGCGTTGTTAGACTTAATAATCTGTGCGCCAAGCGTGTCATTAGGGTCAGTTTGACCTCTTTGAATGTCAGAAATACCCATTAATTCATAGATTTGATTTTTAACTTGTTCCATAGCTTGATAACAAGCCATCAAAGCAGTCGAGAATGGGGCTAAATCTACTAAGTCTATAGCGCCTTTCATGCCTTGTTTTTCAGCAAACGCCATCCAGTTGCTTACTGGAATCATGGTGTTATTTTCACCTTCGGAGAATAGACGTTGCAATTCGCTTGCAGAAGCATCGTAAACACCACGCACTTTAAGGGCGTTAATTAAGCCATCAATGCGGTCACATAGCGTATCTAATTCTCTAGCTTGGTCTTGGTAGATAGTAAAGTCAGGAATAGGCTCTAACGAGTCTGTAGTAAGAGTGGCGTAAAGTGGTTTAGGACAAGGCCAAAAGTTTTCTAATCCTAGTGGGTCATCTCTTTCATCAACAATCTTGCCGAGTGACTTGCTAATCCATAAGACTTTGCCTGTTTCTTTATCCCATACCTCATAGATAACAGCTTCATATACTCCGTCATCTGATTTATAGGATTGTTTTAAGTCATCAGGTTTTGTATCCAATGGGATTTTGTAGCCCATTTCTTCGCCAAAACGTTCTACAAGAGCAGGGCGTGACATATAGACTCTGCGCCATACTGCGGTAACTTCTTCCCATGTGCGAGCAATGGTATGACCAAAATCACGCCAATGAACATAATCTACAGGGCAGCACTCATATTCAATACGCTCTTGATTCTCTGTTTCTGTAGCGCTTTCTGTTTTGGCTTCGTCAGAATCTTCAGTAACTTCTAATCCATCATCAGGTTCGCCTTCACCTACAATATGCGGCTCATAACGCACCCAAGCTACCCCACGACCACCTAATAAGCGGTCAAGGACTGCGTTGTTCATTGCTGACTTATAGTCGCCATAGTGTTCAATTTCAAACTCTAATGCCCTTTCAAGCATCATAGAGGCGACTCTACCTATTGGGTCATTATCCCTAAATCTACGGCTAACATCAGGTCTAGGAAGTCTTGCAAAGATAGCTGGCTGAATAGTCTGAACATTGCTCCAGAGTATGTTAAATCGTGCATTAGGGTTTCTGTCGTAGCGGCTATCATCTTTATATTTTTTTACAATGCGGTCAACTCTAGCTTCCCAACGCTTATAAGAGCGTTCGTATCCCATGATTGTTTTATACCAATCTTCGTAGGTATGATTGACTGTCGCTTTATCGTTTGCCATGTTGTTGCCCTAATGTTTAAATATTTGGCGAAATGTTGTCTTATTTTACCTTTTTTATATACGATTGTTTGATTTGGTCTTGGTTTCTTTCCAAAGCTCATTAAGACTCACTTCAGTTTTGCCAACAAAAAGACCTCGAATAGGCTCATCCGGCATTGTAATTTTTGCCTCATCTTTCCAAACTATAGCCAAATACCTAAAAGCATCAGCACCATGAGAAGTCCAATCGTGGCGAGGCTTATCCCTGAATACCTTTTTATCTTCATCATATTCCCTTTGATATTGTCTTAAACATTCAATTCCATCTATTGTTTTATGGTCAAACCATGTACGAGTTAAAGCTAAGCGGCTGGCTTGGATTCCATCTTGTAATTTTAGATTGGGGGTTATCTTAATAGTTTTTAGGGGTATCTTATCGCCTAGCTGCTCGATAACGCTTCGATTGGAGGATAAGGTCTTGGCCCTGGCATCATGTGGCAGCCAATGAGTGCCGTAGGTATAACCCCTCTCCTTTTCTCTAGATTGTATGATTCCAGCATAAAAGGCTACAGGTTGACCATTACTAGAATGATAGTCTAGACACCTAATCTCACCATGTACCACTTGAAACCACCATATCGCTGTATCGTCAGAATAGCCCAAATCCCATGCTGTATGGACAGGGAATAAGGGGTCATACTCTACCTCTGTAATCCGGTCTTGGTCAGTCAACTGACGCATCTCTTTACCATAATAAGCGCCTAAGATAGCCGATTCAAAGTCACATTCAAACTCTTGAAGATATTGGTCTTGAGTCATTGTCTTGGCGGCATCGTCAAGCTCTGACTGTTCCAACAATCCGGTCTGACTAGCTCTTAGGACTTTGACGTACCAGTCAGGGTCTTGGGTTGCATTGTTATAGACTTCCCAGAAAGCATTATGGCCTTTAGGTGTACCAATAAAGGTGGCCCAGCCCTTCCTATCCGCTAACAATGGGCGAATGACACTACCAAAGATAGAGGGCTTCATATCGGCATATTCGTCTAATACCACGCCATCCAAGTAAAGACCTCGAAGAGTATCTGGATTATCAGCACCAAATAAACGGATTCTAGCGCCATTAAGTAACTCAACCCATAATTCTGATTGGTTAGCCCTAGCCATAACCGGTCTGGAATAATGCAATAGATAATCGAATGCAATACTCTTGCTCTGACTGAGATAGGGTGCAACATAAGCATATCGCCCATTCTCTTTATCTTCTATTAAAGCCCTATACACCAGGTCATTGATACATAGCACGGTTTTACCGCACCGCCTATGGGCTACTATTACGCTCCACCTTTCCTGTCTATCGTGGAAATCCTCAAAGACTTTCCGAGGGCAATAGTCTAGCTCTACCTCTAATAATCCCTCGCTCACTCTGGGCGCTTCCAGGATATAACCATTCTCTGAGGAGCTGCCTCATCTCCAACTACTTCCTGGCGTGCTAGTTTGGGGAGGTGATACTCCATTACAGCTTGCAACATGAGAAAGGCCTTTTCAGGGTTAGGGGATACTAGCCATATAGTATTACCCTCTTTATCGTACTTAATGCAGCCCTCTTTATCAGTCTTTGGTATGCCATGCGCCACATCCTCTAACCATTGTTGCATTCGAGGGCTATTCTTATCCACGAATTTAGCGATGGCCTCTCTGGCTATGTTGGTCACTTTGTTGGGAGTTCCTGGCGGTCTGCCTTTACCAGCATTAGTTAAACCAGGGTATTTTGTTGCTTTGACAGTCGAGCCATCTTCGTTAATGGTCATGTCTTTATAACTTTTAGCTATCACTTTGGAGGTTTCCATAGTCTTTCTATATAAAAGTGTTACAAATAAATCTAAGTAATTGAATTTATTACTCGCAATATATCATAAATCCATAGTTTTGCTAAGAAAACAACACAATCAATATATTTAAGTAATAAAGCGTAAATAGTTAACACAAAGCTGTAGTGATGCGCTACAGTCATGCTTAGAAGTACCGTTAAACAGTCAACTAAAGGGGAAACTTAAATGACTAAAACAATCAAAGAAGAGGCAGCACAAGAATTAGGTAACATTCTCAAAGATATACCAACTGACACTATATATACAGTTATTCGTCATGTGTCAGCATCTGGTATGCAAAGAGAAATTAGCCTCAAGATGATAGACGCTGGCAGAATCATCCATTTAGATTACTTGGTATCTACAGCACTTGGCACACGCATTGGAAAGCATGGTGGCTTAGTAATCAAAGGATGTGGAATGGATATGGGCTTTGCCTTAGTAGACCAAGTGAATAGTTGGTTCTCTCCATCTAAGAAGTTTAGACAAGAATGGATTTAATTATGACTAATCTACAAGCGATGGTCTTATCAGTTCTTTTGGCGGCAATTTTATACTTTATTTGGTACTTAACCGCCATCCATTACATTTAAACGCATTACAAGGGGCTTTTTAGCCCATTTCAAAGGGGAGCAATAGCATGACTACGACTAAAAAACAAAGGTATTTAAGAGCATTGGAGCAGTATGATTCTGCCTGGATTCTAAGAAGCGCTCAGAATCCTAATG